TTTTACCAAATTTGCCATATAGTTTATTAGCTTCTTTTTCTAATAACAATCGTTTAAAATATTGTTTTTTATCAATTTTAAATCGGTAAACCATATCTTTCTTTACTTTATTAGCTTCCCCTTTTCTTAAAACGCCGTTTTTAGAGACTAAATTCTTTTTTAATTCCATACGATTCAATTCTTTTTTTACTTCATTGACATTTTCATTAATGTTCATTACGTTACCATACTTTTTCATCCAATACTTACCATAAAGTTTAATTAAATCATTTTTAATACCTGTTTTATTAAGTTTTCGTTTCAAATTTACAGGTGCTCTTTTATTTCTTTTCATTTTATTTAACATTTCTTTTTCAATTTCATTAGCGAGAGCATTTGGAGAATTTGGTGTGTTTGGTCTATTTTTAAGTTTTTGACATAAAATTTTAACGGTATCTTTATCGTCTATGGATATACCTCTAGAAATAGCAATTGTAATCAATTGTTCTTTTTTCATATCTTTACACAACTTATCATTTATTTTATAATCAGAGTTACCTTTTTCTAATTTATCCAATGCTTTACAAATATCTTCTTTTTTGTTTCTATTTTTTACACCAACAACACCCAATTTTTTGGCAACATCAAGTAAAACTGGTTTTGTAAGACGTTCACATTTTCGACCACCAATTTTCATTATACCATCTTTATCGTACGTTATCTTCATATTTTTTGTTTTCGAATTTGTTTTTTTCTTAACCGGTTTTCTTTTTGGTATTTTAAAACAACATTCATAGCCTTGTGGATTTTTTCTAGTTTCATAACCTTCTTTACACGGTGGTCTTCTAGGTTTTGGACACGTAGAAACTCCTATTTTAGATTTCTTTTTGATCAATGGTATAGATGCATTAACATTTTTATTTACTAATCCCATTGTATACCCCATTTCGTGTAATTTTTTAATCATTTCCACACCAAAAACGTAAGCATTTTCGAGATTATCTGGATTATTTTCACCTTGTATTTGCACTATACCTGCACCGAGCTGACCAGATTTAGATGAAAGAATGTAATTATATTCATTATATTCAACGTATAGAAAAGGTGATCTTTCTGGTTCATAAGAAATAAATGATTTCAATGGGTTTTCTTGCGCTATTCTATTTAAATCAAAATTTGCGTTTGTTGAAAACTGACCACCGATATTATTGTATTTGATATCATTGTATAAAAATCCCTGTTTCTGCGTGTACGTGTCTATTAAATATTTTCGTAGTGCCTCTGGCTGTTTTTTTAAGTTTTTTGAACCCAAAAATCCTCCCGAAAAACGTAATTTACCGTTTCTGTATATATTAAAACTAAAATTTTTCTTGTTCATACCATCTGTCATGTATCCAGAGAGTTGTACAGAAAAGAAATTTTTATCTAAATCACCTCTCATACCAAAATTACTCGTGTGTATAGCACCTGTTTGAAAACGACCGTATATACCCTTGATTTCATTAAGATCTATTGATAAACCTGGTGCAATAGATGCATGTCCCTTTGGTTTGCGTTTTAATATGTATAGTAAATCTACGCGACTCTCTTGTGAAAAGTCTTTGTTTACTAATATATTGTATATACCCGGTTTTAAACTTCCAGTTCTTAACTCTGAAAATACACTACTTTGTGTCCGTGAATTAGATCCAGGAAGTAATCGCACAGGAGCTGCTATTTGTCCAGGGTTTGTACGCTGTATTTGTATGTTTGAATTCTTCACGAATTGACGCGGGTCCATACTTACACTAGGCTGAGAATTTTAATATTCTTCCTCTGCCACCATGTCAACTCCTAATATGATATCCTTGTTTTTATATTGTCTGAAATTATATTCAATATCTATTTTTTCAATGGTTATACCTCGGCTACTAAATGGACCAATGTAAAAATCCGAATTAAACCTTGGTTTTGGTAAATTGTTAAGCATGCAGTAAGTAAAGAACCTTTCCTTAAATATATCGATTGGACACATATATTTCAAACCACCACTGTTAAACTGAACTTTATCGGATTGAAGGTAGTGTTCAAGTGCGTTCGTAACTGTTGCCACAGATTTCCGAACTTCCTTGAAGTATTCCGGTATTACGTTCCATATATCTTGATCCTGGTATTTTTGAGCATAATCCAAATAACCTCTTACACACTTTTGTAAAATAATAGGCATTTCTTTTTCAAGTTTTAATTCGAGTAATGGATCTGTATCTTCATCTCTGATCTGCTTTTTAAAATGCCACGTCATCAATCTTCTCAAAATACTACCGGAATTATCTTTCCAATTTGGACATTCATTACCACCGAGTATACCTGGTACGTCCCAAGTTATATTCTTTGCAGTTTCAAATTTAACGGCGATTGCGAGTTCTTCACCAGAAACTATTGACTGGAATTCAGCTTGTTCTAGATTTAAGTCACCCTTGATTTCAGGTGCAATAAACATCAATCCGTCATAAATACCCGATAAACCAAATCTTTTTTCGACATTGTTTGAAAGTTTTTTCACATCCGTTGGTTCATAAAACTTTTGAAAAACTTTAGTTATGAGTGTGGATTTACCTGAACGCGCGATACCCTTTAAAAATGGTATAATTTGCCATTTATCAATATCGTTTAAACAAAATGTTAAACGACCACCCATAACGTACATCCAATTGCATGCTTCTTCCGGAAATTCTTGTGAATTGAGTACTTTATCAAAATACGGAGTTGGTATCTTTTTCCAATCTTTTACGTGACTATAGTCTTCAAAATCACTATCGAAGTATTTACAACTTACTATCGAAGGATCAAGCGTTGAAGCTTCTTTTGAATCATATGGATAAAAAGCGGTTTTATACGTTTCTGTTATACCAGACCATTCTTTACCGATAAAAATGCCATTTCTGAAAGACCAAACGTGTCTGTCTTTTACAATTTCAGGAAATTGCATATCACAGCAGTTACCGAGATGTTTTATGACTTGATCGATTATACCAGTTCCATTATGTGTTAATTCCTGCCATAATTCAAAACGAGACTCTTTGGGTGCAATACGATTAACATATTCTTTTATAGTTTCTTTTTGATTCCATGCACGCGTATCGAAGCCGTTATATTTTATTTGTGTACAACAATATCCTCGATACCTTTTGATATTACTTTCATAAAGTTCTTTCAGGACGGTAGTAAGAGCTTTTTGAAAAGTATTCAATTTTTCGACGTCAAATATAGACGTTCTAAAAATAGTAGGGTCAGATTTAACAGTAGCTTCAGCCCACGTTGGAAATTCAACTCTTTGCACTGTTCTATTATACCTGTATATGATCTGCCAGGCGTCATCAAGTTGATCAATTATACGGTTAATTCGACGAGATATGGTAAAATCTTCGTCTTCCATCGTTAATATTCCAAGTGTATCAGCTCTATTGAAGAGTGTACCAAGTCTTTGAATAGAAGTTGTATATTTTTCATTTGTTTTTTCATACGAAAATTCTTTACATAGACCGTTTTCATCAAGTTCTTCACTATCACAAAAAAACATATATCCAAGCTTGAAAGGGTTTGTATGTTCTAACGATTTTAGACGAAAGTACTTTTCAAGTTTGCATAAGAAATATAATAATTCTTCCGAATTAAATCTTTCGATAGATGTATTAATAAGAATATTAGATGATAGTACAATATCCGGATTTTTTTGAGGGTAATAAATCTCGGTCATGTTTTATAAATACGGGTCTTTATTTTCTAAGTCTATTTTTTTTGAAGTTGAGATAACATTTTAATTAATATTTTGTTTTGCATTTCAAATTGTCTTGAAATGTTTACGAGTGTGGAACAGATCGTTTCCCCTTCTTCTGTGGAGAGAACAGAACTCAATAACATATTTGTATCGGATAATGGATTCTCGGACATATCAAAATCATCTAAATCAATATCATTTTCATCAATATCAGAATCTTCAACGAACGATCCAGAATCTTCAATTTCTTCTTCTGAAGAAATTTCTTCTTCCTCAATAATTTCGGGGTAGTCATCGACACTTTCAAGTTCGGGTGGGGTATCAATTTCGTTTTGGCTGGACATTTATATAACACAGGAAAAATCAAACCGTGTTTTTTCGCGAAATCATCTGAAATAAAAATCTCAGTGTATAGTACAAACAAACTAAAAATGGCCGGTGGTCTCATGCAACTCGTCGCCTATGGCGCCCAAGATGTCTACCTTACAGGTAACCCAAAAGTAACTTTTTTCCAGGCTGTCTACAAACGCCACACTAACTTCGCGATGGAAAACATCGAACAAACTGTCAACGGTACTGCCGCGAACTCTGGTCGCGTTTCCGTGACTGTCGCCAGAAACGGTGATTTGGTCGGTGACATGTACGTCGAACTCAAGACGAAGGCGGCTCTCGCCAACACAAGCGGTGCCGATGGTTCCGCTTGGGCCGCTGAGCGTGCGATCAAGAACTGCGAATTGTCGATCGGTGGTCAAAGAATCGACAAGCACTACCAAAGATGGTGGAGATTGTACGCAGAGTTGTACTTGTCCGATGCGGCTAAGTCCAACTGGGGTAAAATGACCTCCGCGGTTACTCCAGGTGCGTCGCAAGTCTTCTTGCCACTTATCTTTTTCTTCAACCGTAACCCAGGATTGGCGTTGCCATTGATTGCCTTGCAATACCACGAAGTCAGAATTGACTTTGACTTGACTGGGGAATTTGATTCTTTCTTGGACACGTCCGTTTTCAAGGTGTGGGCCAACTACATCTACCTCGACACTGAAGAGCGTAGACGATTCGCCCAAAAGGGTCACGAATACTTGATCGAGCAAGTGCAACACACTGGCTCCGATTCGGTCACGTCTAACGCGACCAAGCAAGTTAGATTGTCCTACAACCACCCAGTCAAGGAATTGGTCTGGTGTGTTAACGCCGGCTCCGCGGCGAGCACCGGTTTGTGGAACTTCTGCTCCAACGCGGCTGCCGCCGATGTTGTTGTCGATTGCTCCCCAGAAAAGGCTGGTCAAGGTCAAGTTACCCCAGGTCAAGTTGGTCAACCACTTCTCGTTGTTGGTGCCAACGGTGGTACTGAGTCGTGGAAGAAGA